TAATTCTACCATCTCTAACTAAAACATAATCATTAATCATCCTATAATCAGATAGCCAAGTTGCAATATTCTCTTTCATAGTATTAGTTGATGAGTTATCTAGTTTACCTTCCGAATTTAAACCTAATATGGAAAATTCAACTTTATTCTGTCTTTCACCGACATTTAATCTAAAAGGAACACCATACTTACCTGGCATCTTAAATACTTGTGCTAAATAATCTTTGATTGTTACTGCTCTATTTTGTGACGCAAAATTATATTTAGTCATCCATCTAATTTCATCAATTGTTGGTTCGTCACCCCCACCAAAAGCGGGTACTGGGTTATTAACCCTCAATGAAGTTTTAACATTCTGATTAGTTGTCGCATTAGGGCCATTAATAAACATATCTACAAATCCAATACTATTAATGACATTACTACCAACATTAGCGCCAGAACCACCACCAACACGATATCTAACAAACATAGTACTATTTGGTTTAGGTATCTCACCCAATGCCGTACTGTTAAAAAAATTGGCTATTTGTAAAACATATTGATTAGATGTGAAGTCCTGTAAATTTTGTTGATCTGAGAATCCAGAACCAAATGTCAACTTACAGAAACCAGTGTCAGTATATTCTTTAACAAGTTTTTTTGTTATAGAAATCCATTTACCAGGTTTAACACCTGTATTATCAGCAGTTCTTGTAGGATCTTCTACAAATATTTTATCTTCGGCTAAAGAATCTACCTCCCACCATCTTAAATTATTATCAACAAATTCTGATGTTGGTGGGTTAGTTGTAAATGAGATCCCGTCTTTTGTTATGACCTGTTCTATCTCTACAACATTAGTGTCTGGTAGTATAATTTCTAAAAAAGGTACAGCGTCATTAGTACCTATAACTTTTTTAAATATTTTAGTAATACCGTTACTAACAATTTCTCTTTTAACCAATGTATAACTAACAATTTGGTTATTTGCATTAATATTTGGTATGATTAGTCTATTAGGTATACCTCCAGCACTAAAAGGTGAAGAAAAATCAATATCATCAAGTGTTTCAAATGTTTGACCCGCTCCAGCAACTTGAGTACCTACTTTTATTATTGGTGCATATCTTATATCAAATGTATCACCAAATACTGGTACAGTTACTGAAAAATCGACTAAAGTCACTGAGGCTCTTTTACCTGGAATATTCAAACCTAAAGTTCTAGCTATATTCATAACCGACCTTCTCTCTTGTGCGTAATCAATTTGGGTTTCCGTAAACATTCTATCTGTATGAAAAGATAACATATCAGCAACTGCCGCATTAAGGTCTAATAACATCATACCAACTGATGCGTCATTAAAATCTTGGAATAGTTCTGGGTAAAAATGTTGTACGAATGTTGTTAATTCAGTTCTTACATCAGCAAAATTTCTAGCGAAATAATTTATTTTTTTCTCTGCCATGGTTTTATAATTCTAAGGTGACAAAATCGGTTGATTGAAAAGCCCCTGTAGTAACACTATAACCTATTTTAACAACCACAGCATGTTTATTATCTGTAGATGGTGTTGTAGTTAACTCTGTTACCGTTAAATTTGGGATAAACTTTCTAATAGCCTCATTTATTTCATTTTTTATACCTTCATATGAAGGTTCATCATTTTGTTCAAAAAGATATTGTCTTAAATTAGCACCAAAATCTGGCATATATAGCCTCTCACCCTTGTTTGTTAATAATAAATGGACTAAATCAGATTTTATTGCCTGTTTAGATTCATTATTCATCTTTAAGAACTTACCATCTGGATCGTCTTTAAAGGGGAATTGGATGTTTATGAATTTTTGTTGTGCCATTGTGCAGTATTTTATCTATAAATATTCGATAAAGAAATTTACCACCAAAAAATAAAATCTAAAGTGTAAAGTTTATGGCATAAAAAAACCCTCCATTAGGAGGGTTCTTAATTAACCACATTTAGAGTACCCACAATCCTTACATTTATAACATCCTTCTTGCATTATCATACCATCTGGAGAGTCACAAGATTCACAAGCGTGCGATGAAAAATCTTCATCTTTCAAATACTTCTTAAGTGTTCTTGCGATAGCTTTAGAAAATGATACAATAGTACCTTCAGATTTCATAAGTTGTTCGTAAATAAAGTTGATATCCGCTCCATGACGTAGTGATGTTGAAATCATACGTGTTAAAGCTTCTTGTTCATCAGATTCAAAAAGTTCTTTTAAATCTTCAAGAGTAAACCCATCAAGTTCTAAATCGTATTTACCTTTTCTAATCTTAGATAGTTTACCGTGTTTAAATTTTTCAGAAAGATTAATATTTTTCTTTTTAAAAGCAAAAATCTCATAAGGGTCTTCACCTAATAGACCAACTAATACAATCCATTTATCACCAGAAACTGTTAAGTGATGTATATCACAACTTAATGTTTTAGGTCTTTTTGGTGCGGTAGTTTTAGGGACTTTAGTATCATCTGAAGATGTGTTATCTGAAGAAGATTTCTCAGATAAAACAACAGTCATTGTACCAGCTCTATATGTCGTACCACCTTTAACTACACCAGTATTATATAAATCAGTATAAAGTCTTTTAAAATCTTCATACGGGTATTCATTTGGTAGATTAACTGTTTTTGACATAGCTGAGTCAATATATTTTGCCATAATAGCCATTGTCTTAACATGTTCATCAATTGAGAGTTCAGTTGTCGTTGCTGCCCAAGGTGCTTTAGAATCCCACTCATTCTTTCCTTCTAGGAAACGAACTGCGTAATCCTTAACCCAAGATTCTCTTAATAAACCTCTAGATTTATCTACTTTCCAAACATAACCACCAAAATCAGTTGTTAAAAGGTTTTCATCACCTTCTTTAATCCATTTCCAAACTGTTGTAGAATCGTATGTTTTATTTTCCCAATCAATATTTTTTGGTTTATCTAACCCTTCTGGTGTGTAAGGCATAATAGTTGTTCTAACATACTGAGGCATAAATAACGGTTCCAAACCACCACTAACATTGTTAGCAAATACTGAAGAGTTACCTGTTGGTTGAATCGACAATAAGTGTGAGTTACGAATACCATATTTTTTAATCATCTCAATTGTTTCTTCAGAAAGAGAATCTTTAATGAATTTAGAATTCAAATACTTTTCTTCATCATATAACGGGAACACTCCTTTTTCAGATGCTATAATTGCTGAAGATTGGTAAGCCTTATTTGCTAAAAAATCCATTAATTTATTAGTTAAATTAAGAGCTTCATCAGAACCATAACGTACTTTTAACATCATAAGTGCTGAACCATATCCTAAGAAACCTAAACCAATTCTTCTTTTATTTTTTAACCCTTCTTTTTGTGTAGGTAATGGAACATAAGTTTTATCGTTTACATTATCCATTAAACGAATTGCGATTGGTATTAATTTACCTAATTTATCGTAATCCCAATCCTTACTATCAAAATCAACAAATTGTGTTAAGTTAATAGAACCTAATAAACAAACTCCACCAATTGGTAGGATTTGTTCACCACAAGGATTAGTTGCGTTAATATATTCACAATAATAAAGATTATTCAACTTATTCATTGTATCAGAAAATAAAACTCCTGGTTCATTTCTGTTGTAGGTCGATGTCATAATAATATCCCAAAGTTGGTTTGCGTTCTCATAGGTTTTATATACAACCGTACCATGTCCAAGTGCTTTCCACTTTTTCATATTACCATCCCAATCTTTTTTATACTCATTAGAATATTTTTCATAATCAGGAAACTCTAAACTCCATGGTTGGTTATTTTTAACCGCTTCCATAAAATCATCAGTAATTAAAACTGACATATTAAATTTAGTTAAACGACCTGGTGTTTGTTTTGCCATGATATATTCTTCAACATCAGGATGCCAAACAGACATTGTTACCATTTGTGCACCTTTACGTATTTTAACTTTAGCTTTTTTCTTTTTGGTTTTACTACCACTACCTTCTGTTATTACAGCTGATTGTGTATCCCACATATCTAACATTCTCACAGAACCTGGGGACTCATTTCCTATACCACCAATAAAAGAACCTCTTGGTCTCATTACATCGGCACAAAAACCATAACCACCTTCCGATTTAAGGATAAGGGCCTGTCTTCTAAGTGCGTCAAGAATTCCTTCCATAGAATCTTGGTCTTCACCCATAAAGCCATCTACAAAACAGTTTATATAGGTTGTACCCTTTAATCCAGTACCAGCGTTAGATGTAATTCTACCACCAGGTACAAATTTAAAGTTTTCAAGTGCCCATAAAAATTCTTGTGTCCAATGTTCAGGATCTTTTTCGATAGACGCTAAATCCTTAGCCACACGAAGTTGTGTTTTGTTAATATCTTCATCACCATATTTGTATGTTTGTTCGTAAATTTCTTTACTGAAGTCATCAACAAATTCTGTATTTATTTTGTAATTTACGTCCATAATTTGATTATTGTCCATTTTTAAATTTTTTTAAATAAATTATCCCCATAACTTTCATTACAGGGATAATGATTAATTTTTTTCTTCTACTTTTTGTTTTTGTAAATCTTTTGCTCTTTGTATTCTACTACGAGTGGCTGACTCCTTCTTTTCTTCTTGACCTTTTTCATAACCCAAGAATGTTTGAGAAGTTTCAGTATCTATATAAACTTTACCGTTATCAAACGTACAGTCTTCGAATACAACACCATCACGTCCAAAACGTGATTTTAAAACAGCTATTGTGGCTCTTCCAGATTCCTTTTGGGGAAGTGTTCTAGCAACCGACATAATAAAATGC